ATGTAAAAAGTATTACAATGGCCGGTACTTAGCCGAAGATATGCTTCACGAACTTTACTTTAAATTATTAGCTGAGAAACCTGAATGTATAGATAAATATAATAAAGATGGTAAACTTTATATTCTCGGACTATATCGATTAAGGGACTTATTCAGAAACCGAACACGAACACTCCAGCATATTGACGGGAATACTTCAAGCCTTCACGAAATGTCTAATTACGAAATAAGGGACTTCGCTGAGGAACCAATAGAACTATTACCAATAGATGAAATTAATATCGAACGAATAAAAAATTGTATATTTGATGGGTTACTAAATCAAGATCACGATATAGAAGTATTTGTAATGGCTCAAATAGAACCGCTTTACAGGATGGAGCAACGAACTAAAATAAATCGTAGTAGCTTAAAGAAAGCTTACGAGAATGCAAGAGTTAAACTTAAAAACCAATTAAAATGAAAACAGAAAACTTAAATCACATTAAAGAAAACGTTGAATTATTTAGAATGTGGGTAAACAACAACGAACATCTTCAAAACTCAATGGATGTATTACAACCAGTTATTGAAGTTTACAACGAAGAATTTCCACAACAAGCTATCGGACTATCAAACTGCAAAGAATGTTTATTAGATATGTTACGTTGGGCCATCGGACTAACAAAAGAAGAAGTTAAAAAGAAAAAAAATGAAATATAACTATATTACTTACACAACTTTACCACCAACATTTGACTGTTATACAAGTAGTCTTATCGGAGTATTCTATATTATATTAAACTAATGCAAGATGAATACGAATCAATAAACTTTTGGAATAATGCCTAAGCCATTAAAAAACGAACCTAAGGACGAATACATTAAAAGATGTATGTCAGATAATGAAATGAACAGTAAGCATCCTAATTCAGATGAACGCTTTGCTGTTTGTTCTAGTTTCTTTGTTGAATATGCTGAAACTAAAATAAGTTTTGATTACGATGGAGTTTTGTCAACGGACCAAGGCAAAGAATTAGCAAAGAAACAAAAAGGAATAATTTATATTATTTCAGCAAGACATGATAAAATGAGTATGTTAAATACAGCTCACGATTTAGGAATACCAACAAGCCGAGTTTATGCAACTGGAAGTAATAAAGCAAAGATTGAAAAAATAAAAGAATTAGGTATTAACAAACATTATGATAATAACAAAGATGTTATTGATAAACTAGGTAGTATCGGATCATTATATGTAATCTCATAAAGATGCAAGCGGTAAATTAATGACTGGACTAGAACACTCATCGGACTCACAATATTTATACCACATAGAAGATTTATAGAATGGCAAAGAATGAAATAACTATTAAAAAGACTTTCGGTAAACGAAAGGTTGGTAAAGCAAAGAAATCAATTTGTAAAAGAGATAGGAAAACTAAACCAAACAAAGGACAAGGATAAACTCTTATCGGACTAAACTATGCCTAAAAAATATATAGACACACCTGAAGAACTTTGGACCATGTTTCAAGAATACCTAAACTCACTAGAAGTATTAGAAATGGAAGTACCTCATGTTAAATTAGGCACAGTTAAAATTCACACCCAAGAACCTCCAACAATGGAAGGTTTTAAATACTTCGGCTCTAACTACTTTGAAATCAAAGGCAAAGACAACGTTACAATTAAACACTATATTGATAATTCTAATAATTCTTATGATGACTATTGTACAATCGTTACACGCATAAAGGACTATATTTACAAGCATAACTTTAGCAGAGCAGCAGTTGGAATATATAAAGAAAGTTTAATAGCCAAGCAATTAGGATTAAGTGAAAAAATTATTCAAACAGTATTCACTGAACAACCATTATTCCCTGATAGACGAATCCCAAAATTAGATGTTTCTCAGAACCACAGCGATTGATAAAATACTTGAATTAACTAAATTTGTCAAAGGTATTCAAGGAGGTACAAGTGCTGGTAAAACATTTGGTATATTACCTATCTTAATAGATGATGCTGCCGAATATCCACTAACTGAAACAAGTGTTGTTGCTGAATCTATTCCACATTTAAAGAGGGGTGCAATAAAAGACTTTAAAAAGATAATGGTAGAAACTAAACGCTGGCAAGATGATAGGTGGAATGGAACTGACTTTAAATATACATTTGCTAATCAATCGGTTATTGAGTTCTTTAGTGCTGATAGTGATTCGAAATTAAGGGGTGCAAGACGTGATTATCTTTACATGAATGAGTGCAATAATATGACCTTGCATAGTTATACTGAATTAGCAGCTCGAACAAAGAAGGGTATTTATTTAGATTGGAATCCTGTAAACGAATTTTGGTTTCACAAAGAATTAAAGGGTGATCATGATGTCGACTTTTTAACTATCAATTATTTAGATAACGAAGCGTGTCCTGAAAGTGCATTAAACTTTATTTTAAAAGCTAAAGAAAAAGCCAAAACAAGTAAACATTGGGAGAATTGGTATAAGGTTTATGGCTTAGGTCAAATAGGTACGTTACAAGGTACGGTCTTTGAGAATTGGTCCATTGCTCCTTCCATTCCTAAGGATGCTGAATTGATTGCTTATTCTTTAGACTGGGGGTACTCGAATGATCCTACAGCTTTAGTTGCTTGTTATAAATCAGGGAAACAATATTATTTCGATGAATTGATTTATCAAACTAAACTAACCAACTCAGATATTATAGACAAACTAATTAAACTCGGAGTATCGGAATATTCTGATATCATTGCTGATAGTGCAGAACCAAAGTCAATAGAAGATTTAAGACGAAGAGGTTTCTCGGTTAGTCCAGCTAAGAAAGGGCCTGATAGCATACGTGCTTCAATATCTTTATTGCAAGAGATACACTTTAAGGTAACTGAGAATAGCACTAACTTAATTAAGGAGTTAAGGAACTATTGCTGGGATGTTGATAGGGATGGTAATAAAATGCAGAACCCAGTTGATGACAATAACCACGCTATTGATGCAATTAGATATTTGGCAATGAATAAGTTAAGTTCGTTATCGGACTGGATGGACTTTGAATAACCTAACCAATGGTTCGGAAAACAAAAGTAAAATTTTAAACGTTATATATATATGATTCCAACTAATGTAAACAATTTAACTATTAAGGAGTTTATTGAATACGAAAACATTCGAACTTCGAGTTTAGAAAACATTGACAAGATTATTCAGATAGCTTCTAGCTTTACTGACATTTCGGTATCGGAATATGAGAATATGTCTTTTAACGAACTTGAAAAGGTAAAGCATAAAGTATTACTACTTATTAATTCAAAACCTAACACAAGGCTAAAGAATACGTTTTGGCATGATGGGACAAGATACAAAGCTTGTAAGGATGAAAAAGATTTTAAGACAAATCAATATACTGCTCTTAAGCAATATGAAACCGATGTCATTAATAACTTGCATAAAATATTAGCATTGATATATGTTAAGTGTCCTGTATTTAGTAAGTATAAATTTAACTCAGATAACGTTGAAGAAATAAGCGATGTTATTTATAATTATGGAAAGGTAGGTGATGTCTATGGCACACTTTTTTTTTACTCGAACAGGTCCGAAAAATTGAAAGCGGATTTGTTGAACTCTTTGGAGGAGGTGCAGAAGGAGATAGCGATTCACATGGAAGTAGTGAACAGGGAGTTAAAAGCTTCAGGCGAGAATATGGTTGGTACTTTATAATCGATTCAATTACTGGAGGTGATCCATTTAAAGAAGATGAATTAATGGAGTGGTCGATTGCTAGGTTTTTAAATCGAATACAATATATGAAACATAAAGCTGAGAGTGAACAATTTGCACAATCAATAAATGAATGAAGTTGAAAAAATATTAGAAGCTTTCGGAACTAAGGTTGTTGAGGATTTGCGTAAAAGCTTATCGGAAAAACTACAAGCAAGGGCAGCAAGTTACAAAAGTAAATATCCTGGCGGTTCATCTAATCCTGGTGATAGTGCTTTAAGTGCTTCAATTAAATACTTAATAGTAGATTCATCTGAGGGCATTAAATTAAACGTTTATTTAAATGATTATTGGGAAGCTGTAGATAGTGGTAGAAAGGCTGCTGGAGTAAGTCAAGATGCAAAGATTGATAAATGGATTAAATCTAGAAACTTAATACCAGGATTTCAAAACAAGAACTTATCGGACCGATTAGCAAATCAAGCTAAAAATACAAGTACAAGAAAAAAGAAAGTATTAAAGAAAATGAAGTTTGCCGATGCTGTAAAAGCAATGGACTTTTTAGTAAGACGTAAATTAAAGAACAAAGGTTATCAAGGTAATCAGTTTTTAAGTTCGGTATTGGAAGATGGAAGGCAAGAAAAATTAGCAACTGATATAAGATTAGCAATGAAAAAAGATATAGAAATAGTTTTAAAGACAAATAGATATGGCGATAACAATACTTAGTAAACCAACGGATGCATTATATTACGGTTATGTACCTTGTTATAATAATCAATGGTTCGTGGC